AGTATCACTATGCATCAAATTTCTACACGCCCTGTCAGTCAATCCAAGCCAGATTGCTGTCTGAAATTCATTCAGGTTATTCTCACCAGCTTCTTTGATTTTAGCTAGTAGCTCTGAGCGATTAAGTGGTTCTAATAAGTCGGCCATGTTAGACCTGCTCTATTTTACGCTTTTGCTCAGTGGCTTCCATCCAAGTAATTGTTAAACAAGGAGATATGTTATTCATAACGCCTTCGATCCCCAGTGTTAAACCGTGATACATCCCACCATCGAACATCCACATCCCTAATATCGGCGGGTTGGCATTGAATACAATCCGTCCGTTTTTCATATATTCAGGTACGCCTGGCTCATTATGGAAATGTCCATCTTCATCAGGAATACCATCATAGACGGTGATAGAACCGGTTCCTTGATGTGTGTTAGCACAAGAGCGCCATGTTGCTGGCTTACGTTCTAAAACATAGAACCCAGCGCCTTGAGCGCAAAAAATCTTATTCCCGATGGGCGGTTTAGGTAGGTTAACTTGATATACGGGTAGTTTAACGTACGTCATCGATTCCTCTGAGCTAGCGGTGTATGTCCTATCGCGTTAGCATCATCAAATATTTCACCTATCGTACTGCCATCATTCACTCCACCTTCACTTGGGAGCGCTTTAGGTGCGGGTAGTGTGCCGGTGCTGGTATCGGTATCAGTAATCGTAGGTTTATCATCGCTATCTTCCACTAAATCTAATTGCTTCGCTAAGTATGCCGCAGCTAGCTTAGGATCTATAAGAGGTACAACAGTAATCATAGTTTGCGAACCATCAGCGCCCTTACCACCCGGTTGTTGTGTTTGCGTTGCTTCAACAAAACCAGATATAAGGAATTGAATTTCTTGAGCATCTGGTAAATACAGAGGTGGGAAATCTAACATAAGTCCGTCAATCTTGGTATCTGCATCATTAGGGTGTATTAAACTATGTCCGGCTTCGCGGGCAGCTTTACAGATTTTCTTCATTAACATTAAAAAACCATAATCACCATATTGCAAGCGTAGTTCTTGCATTAAATCTAGGAAATCTTCATCAATCAGTTCGATGACCTTGCCGGACATCGTACCTTTAATAGATTCAAGATCTTTTCTAGCAGTACATATTTGCTCAAAACTAGTGTGCTTCAAATTGCTCACGAATAGATCGCTGGCTGCTGAAGCCGCTCCATTTGTTTCTAATAAGAATGCGTCATGTCCAGTAGTGGATGACATACCATCCATACCTTTTTCATCAGCAGCTAGGCGTAACAAGTAAGCAGGATCGCGTGGTGCTTTTTCACTATCACCGGTTTCAGCTTCAGAGCGAAAATCGCCTTTAACAACTAATTGCGGAGCTGAGGCATATTTTAAGCCACGGCTATTTTGTGATTTAGCATAATCAATTTCAACGAAATTATTCAGCGCTAACTCCCATGTGCTAGCTCCGTCCGTTCCCTTCCCACCAGTGAGGTTCTGAATCCACACGCCTTGCAAGAAACCTAGATTATGCTCATATGGATTTGCTTTATCTGCGAAAGGATATGGCACTAATGCACTACTTGCTGGATCATATTTACCAGCATCGACTGGATTCCAGCTATGCTCTTTGAGCGGGAAATAGATACACTCCATTTGAGTGTCTAGCATTTTAACGTACCAATACTTCAGACTAGACTTTATTTTGTCGCCGTCTCTGTCGGTAGTCATACCACGTTGCATCATAGCGCTGCCGGAGACTAGGTAATGCTCCATAACAGCAGTTAATTCTTCGAATTCATTAAATACAGGTGTGCAATATTGTGCTTGCTTGACTTCTACGACACCGCGAACGCTTTGTCCATTCGCGCTATCAACAGTCAGAAACTTAAATAGCATTAAGACAGATCCTACTGAACCACGCTTGACGGCTTCTAGCATTTTAAGTGGTACTTTTAATTCCTGCATTAGAGCTTGCACTCTTAGTAGAAACTCCCTATCCTCATGCTTCAGACGGGGCATGTGCCGCCCGCCAAATAGCTTACGGGCTGTCAAGCCCGCTATGAACGAAGGAAAGTTGTGTTGCACCGCCGGTCGTCTAGTATGTAACGGATTGTATTGATTGCCAGTTTTTTCCTCATTAAAGGATAATTTCATGACATCATAGAATGTACCTGCTAACCAGCGGTCTAATAGCATCAAACGCTCAAAGCGTGTACCAACCATCCAGCCAGGTATTTCCGATTTATAGTATGTTTCGGTAATGTATTTAAACATAAGTAATTATAACCTTATTTATTAATCATCTACGCACCAGATTATACATGATAGGTTAATATATTGTAACTAAGAGGTAGAGACTTTGAAATTAGAAGATATCCCATTTGACGCATCGCCCAACTTCACCCCAAGAGCGTTAACTGCGCCTAGAATGATTATTCTCCATTGCCCCGTTGGGACGATGGGATCGGCTATTAATACCTTTAAAAATAATCAGACTAAAGTATCAGCTCATTATATAGTCGGTAGAGATGGTTCGGCAGTGCAGATGGTGCATCTAACCGATGTCGCCTGGCATGCTATGCATATACCAAATTACATGAGTATCGGTATTGAAATGCAGGATATTTATACAGTTGGCGGTCAGCTCACCCGTGGCTGTTTACAAGATCCAGCATGGTTTACCAGTCAAGAATTAGAAACAACAGCATCTATAGTGGCACAATTAATGATTAAATTTAATATTCCATTAGAGAGCGTTATAGGGCACAACAACTATATACTTAAACAGTATGGTAACAACCATCAAGATCCTGGCGCATTTTTTCCATGGCTAGCGTTTAAGGAGATGGTGAAGTTGCAGCTTCCTAAGCTAATAACGTTACCGAATGTGAATCCTGATCTGACGACTATTAACGTAGTAGCTGCCCCTAAACCCAAGCGCCGCCGCGGGCGCTCAATCATCCCCAAGAGGCGCAAATGATAGAACGAATATTTAATATAACAGCGGCGGGAGTAATAGTGTTTTCAATTATTATTCTTCTCTCTGAACCAGTTGTCTCATTATTACGCAAACAAAAATCTAAACGACGGCACCTGGAGAAGTGTCTCAAAAAATAACAATACATTTTAAGGAGTTTTTATGCCTACAACTATCACCCGTACTACTGCTAAGCAGTCATTCATTAACGCGCTACGTTCAGGTAAATATGAGCAATGTCAATATGTTCTCAAAAATGCTCAAGGGCAGCGCTGCGCTATGGGCGTATTCCATGCTGAAAATGGCGATCCTGATATTGATGATATGTCTGTTACAGACAAGTTCGGCAGGGCTGTGTTTCTTAAAATTGCATTATTAAACGACACCGGCTCTACATTCAATCAAATTGCCGATATCTTAGAAGCTGGTCTATCCGATGATCTGCAAACTTTATGCCAGAAGTAGAAACAGTACCAGTCGGGTTTGTACCCGATGATAAATACAAAAATTTCCGCGATGTTCGTACTTGGCTGGCGAATTTATACAAATATTGCCTTGCCGATCGTAAACACTTAAAGACGAAGAAGGGTCTTGTTGCTGTTGAAGATATCCGTATCACATTATCCGCTGAGCAGTTTAATCAAGACTTACACACATGGCATACATGGCTTGTGGTGTTTATGCTTCAGTTCAATGAACTACAGTGGAAAAATATAGACCTCTCTAATAGCCCGCCACCTAAGCTCCCTGACTATATGCTATTAGCACTGATGAAGCATTCTATTTTTTGTAATGAAGATATTGATACCGTTATTAAAGAAGGTTTCAAATTGAGAACGATAGAAAAACGCGTGTTGAAGGAATTAGCACTGAGGATGACAGCATGAGATTACTAATTGATAAAATCAACGGCACTAATACTGCTGTTTTAGAGAAGTTTCAACCATCAGCTGAGAATGCAACGGTTTTAGTTAATTTCTGCCAAGAAGCGCTTGCTGTGCCAGAAGGCATAGGTGGTATCTATTTTAACGACTTGCAAAGTCAACAGCATATTTTAGAGCTGAACAATCAATCTTTATATACTTTAATCTATACATTAAAGGCTCTAGCCTTGCGCCTTCCACTCATAATAACGTATGATAATTATCCAGTACCGCTATTGATGTTAGAGACAATCTTTCGTAGACCCGGTTGGTATATACGCACACTACAATTCTTTCGCATCATTCCACCGATTATTATGTATGGAAACTTAGAAGGACAGCATGAATCCAGCACACCGCTACCTCAATCGCCTCTGCAATCGCCCTGATGTACATGCTGAACAATGGGCAACGCCCACTAGACATGGTTACATGGCTGTTTATGAGCCGATTACCGATGCACTATTAGAGAATCATTTCTTAGGGATTACTACATTAGGAGTTTACACAACCAGTGCTGAAAATACTTGCAAATGGATTTGTTGGGATTTTGACGAAGAACAAGAAGATGCTGTTGATAGGCTGCGCTTGTGGCTGGATAGCCGTGGAATTAGTAGCCTCCGTGAGTCTATGCGGCAAGGTCGCTCCGGACATATATGGGTATTTATTGAATCACCCATCAGAAGCGCAGACGCTTACAACCTTGCCTGCTATGCTAGATTTTGCTCAGAGGCACACT